ATGCCTGCTTATAAGAATCTAATAGGCCAGTTGTAGTTCTTTTCTTAACCTCTGGGAACTTTATCATAAAGCCGGTCATGGCCTGCGAGCCGCTTAACGCTGCAGCAGTTGTGATTTGGCTTGTAAAGTCACCGCCACATTTTATGTAAGCATTTTGACTATTAACAACACCGGTCGATGCATTGAATGTGATGTCAACCCACTTAGTAGGCCCTGTGACGCCAAATGGAACTAGATCAGGCCCGGGAGTATAGTCAGAAGACAATTCAACTCTCACATATTTAGAATTATTGTCGAACTCTCCCTTCTCATAGGTGCGCCCAGCAGTTTCATCATAAGCAACATATCTGGTTCCGACCCTTTTCAGCAAATAACTATCCGATTCCGGATTCATGTTGCAGCCTTCGAACGACTCTAGCACTTTTGGTGCACCATCAGCATCTCTCAATTGACGAATTTGAACGGTAAAAGTGGCATAGGGATCCACATCCTCATTTGGAGAGGCCTGAATATTTGCCAAAGACACTTTAATATTGTTTTGCGTCCACTCGCCGGCGTCGAGACCAACAAAACGGAACATTTTCTTAACGCGGCCATTAGAAATGTTTGTGGCCATATCAGTACTAAACCCAGTGCCAGCTTGCCCCAAGTCTTGACTAATAAACCATCCCGACTTAGAATATGTAGAGTCTGTTAAAGCCCCTTGAGTTTGTGTGTGTTGGACAATTGTTGAACCACTAGCCAAGCCAACCACAGCAGCAATAAAATCCGTCTCAGTGGTCCCAACTGCAGATCCATTAATAGCCAAT